CATTTGAACACTTTGTTAAAAAATGCTCAAAAAATCAAACCATAAAGCACACCCATAAAAAATAGCTAGTCGTTTAAGCTATTCTTTATAGGATGGTTTTCTTATAAAATAATCTCAATATGTTATCTAAAAATTAGTAATAAATACCTCTTTAACACTCTTTCTCTTTTTATGCATATTTGCACCAAGTGTATAATTAATCTCTTTTGTAGCTCTTATATTAAAGTCTTTGTATAATTCTCTTACAAGTTCACAATCATTATAAGATAGTAAAAACTTACCTTTTACTTGAGATAATAGTGCTGCTAATTCCTCATGCTCTTTTCTTCCAAATCCACCAGTATTTTTATAATAGCTCTCTGTTGATACATAAGGAGGATCTACATAAAAGAATACCTCTTCTTTATCATATAAAGGTATTAACTTATTAAAGCTCATATTCTCAATAGTAACACCTTTTAGACGTTTACTCCACTTTTGATATGATCTATATATATCTTTTGGTTTACGACCACTTTTAGCGTTCATTGCAAAGCTATCACCTTTAGCTCCAAATGATTGATTTAATCTATATAAATAAAAGGCAGCTGCTTCTATTTTATTACTTGGTTTCATATGCCCATCTCTAATAGCAAAAAATAGCTCTCTTGAACACAACAGTTGATTTAGATAAAAGTTTAATGTCTCAGGGTTAGTCCTTATAGATCTATGTAAATTGATAAGTTCACCATTAATATCATTAATAACTTCAAGTCTTGATTTTTCTTTAGCATATAATACGCTTAAAGCTCCTCCAAAAACTTCAATATAAGTAGTATGATTTTCAGGTATTTTCTCAACAATATCTTTGGCTAGTTTTGATTTGCCACCTACCCATGCAAAGGGTGCTTTTAGTTTTGTAGTCTGCATTCTTTTTTCTCCGTTCCAAAAAGTCACATATTTAAATACTCGTAACTTTTTTCGTTAAAATTCGTATGCAGTCAGCTTGGGGAAGGTGGCTGTGGTTTGTAGTTAGTTTTCTATTTGAATAGTCATATTCCAACCATTTTCATCTTGGATATGATGAATATTTTTTATATGATAATCACCATCATCTTCTAAAGTTCCAGATAGTTCTAAAATACCACCTGCATATATAGTAAAGCCTGTACAATTAATAGTTCCAACTTTTGTTTTACTATTTGCTTTTTGTAAAACTGCTTGAGCTTTTACTTTTGCATCTGCCATACTTTCAAAACTATCTTTTATAATCTTTACAGGCTCACCATCTCCTACTATTACACTTTTTTCTTTATTATCTTTAGTATCTCTCCAGATAGCTTTGCAAGAGTTATACATATCTTTGTTTGTATTCTCTATCTCTACATTTGTTTGTTCATCAACTACAAGTTTAAACCTTGGAAGATCTTTTGATTTTTTATTATCTTTTATCTTTTTCAAAAATGTTAAAGTATTATTTTTAATAGAAAAGATTGCATTGTACTGTTCTGCTATTCTTTTTAAAAAAGATAAATCACTTTCATTTGTTTGTTCAAGATGATCTATATAAATATCTTCATAATCACATTTTAAATCAAGTTCATGTTTTATAGCAATAATTGAAGCAACTTTTCTAATAGATACATTCTCATAAGTTCTATTTCTTTTTACTTTTAATCCTTTTGAAAAATTAGCAGCAGTTGCAATAACTTCTATTACTGTTTTATCATTTCTTTTATATTTTGAATTATTAACTAAAAACAAACCACAATAAAAAAGTTCCTCTTCTTCACTTCCTAACCATAACTTTATTTCATCATCTTTTTTAGGCTTTTTATATTCTCCTACAAACTCAAGAGTTATCTCATCAGACAACTCTCCTTCCTCATCTTTAAACTCTATTTTTGAAGAGTTAAGATTAATCATTTCAGTTACATCTTCACTATTTGCAACTACTTTAAATATAGGTTTCATACTAACTCCATAAAGCTTGAACAGTTTGTTCTTTTTGTTTCTTTTCAAACTCTGGAAGATAAACTTCATCTCCCAGTTCTAGTATAATTTTTAAAGATAATTTTTCATTTACCTCAACTACATCATCAAAATGTTCTAAACTTCCATAGTGTTCAAATACAACTTTATCTAGTGTTAGATTTTCTTGTGTTATTACAACTTTCATCTATAATACCTTGATAATTTAATAGTAAATTTTTGTTCTCTATATTCACCTGTTTTCAAAAAAGAGGAATAATCTCTTTTTAAAGACTCAACAACAACTAAAAAAGAACCAAGAGCTGAGCTAAAAGTAACAGGCTTTTGTTCATCTGCTAAGTCTACAAACTCATCAAAACTTTTAATTGATTGCAATATCAAAGTTCCAGAGAAGTTAATAACTTCATCACTTTTTCCTGTTGTTTGTCTTTTAGGATGATTTCCTATTCTATTTGTTTTAGACCAACTCCAAGTTATCTCATGAGTCATTTGTTCAAACTCTTTTTTTGTTTGTTCAAATTTAAAATCACCTATCATTGCTAACATTAGTCTAAATCCTCTAATTGTCTATTTCTTCTTTTTCTATCTGCATCTTTTAATGCTTTTTCTATATCCACATTTGAAGTTGGATTTGTAACTGTCACATGATATGTAGAGTCTTGTTTTATAATTCTTGTACTATTTCTTGATTTTACTTCACCACTAGATATTGGGTTTGATAAAGAAGTTGTATTATCTAATTTACCATATCCTTGATTGATAACATTTTTATCAGTAGGAAACCTTTGTGCTAAATAAGATTTGCTATATTTAGAGTAATTTGGTTTAGCTTTTTTATCTTTTTTTTCATCATCTCCACCAAAACCTATAAAACCAAGAAGTTTTTTTGCTCCACCATAAATACCATTAAATAATTTTCTAACTGGTTCAAACTTCTTATATAAAATAACACCTAAACCTATTAGAGTAGCTACACCTGTGACAATTAGTCCAATAGGATTAGCATTTAATGCTACATTAAAAAGCCATTGCTTTGCAGTTGCTGCTGCTGTCCATAAAGAGTAAGATTTTATTCTTAAACCTAATGCTGAAAAAGAAGTAGCACTCATATAGTTTTGTGCCATTTGTAAAAGAAATGCTTTTTTTAATGTATTAGTAGCTAAGGCTAGACCTAATTTAGTTAAAGTAGCAACCTTTAATACTGTAACTAATCCAATTAATCCAAAAGTAAATCCACTTATGATTGGTATTAAAAAAGGAACTTTATTATCAATCCAATCTAAACCTTTAGCAAAAGAACCTAATGCAGTTGCTGCAAAATTAACTACTGGAGTTAATACTTTTCCAAAAGTATAACTTGCATATGATAGTGCATTACTCATTTTTTCCCAACCATAACCACTATCCATTGCTAAAGCCATTTTTTCTGACCTTGTTGTTCCTTCTTGCATTGCCTTATTAATATTTTTTTGAGCTTTATTTAAAGCTTCTGTTTTAGGTATTAAAGCTGTAATTATTTTTACTGCATCTTCACTACCAAATGCAGTTGATAATTCAGCAATTTCTGCTACAGATAAATCACCATATTTGTCTTTTATTTTTTCTAACACATCAACCATTGGAAGCATTTTTCCATTTGAATCTACAAACTCTAAACCAAGTTTTGATTGAGCTTTCCCAACTCCTGCTAAAAATGCTCTATATCCACTACCTGCTTCACTTGCACTATCAAAAGCACTTTTACTTAACCCTATAATTGAAAGTTCTTCTTCTAAACTGACACCCATAGCTTTTGCAGTTGCACCAATGTTTGATATACCACCTGCTAAATCTGCTCCATCAGTTCTAAAGGCTTTTACAGAAGCTGCTATTGCTCCACTAAAACTTTTACCAAAGTTCATATCAGAACTAAAGTCTTTTCTAAAGATTCCATAACCTAAAGCATATAGTTTTGTCATATCAGCAACTTGAGCTTTTGTTGCAACAGCAGTTGTTGCAGCCATTTTAGTCATATCTCTAACACCTTCTTCACTCAAAGAGCTAATACCTGATTTAATATCATATGAAGCTCTAATAAATGCAGGTGCTGTTATTTGTCCAAACTGTAAACTAAGTTCATGACCTGCTTTTGTAATTTTCTTTATACCTTTTTGACTAATATCTAAAGATTTTATCTCCCCTTGAGCTTTCATAACTTCACTCGCAGAATCAGATACTTTTTTTAATCCATATAAAGATGCTCCTATTCCAAGTATAGAAGCTTTTTGTTGCGCAAATTGCTCTTTTGCACCTTGAATTTTAATATCTACTTTTGAAGCTTTTTTTAGATTTATTAAACTTAATCTTAAAGCTTTACTATCTTTATTTAAATTAGTAGTATTTATTCCTGCTTTTTTTAAAGAACGAGTAAGCTCATTTAATTTATTTTTATTTTCATTAGCATTTTTTGATAATTTTTGAAACTCTTTTATTTCAAACTTTGTTTTTGACATTGATTTAATACTCTTATCAATATTTGTAATACCAAAGTTTGTTTTTTTTAAAGAATTAGTAAAAGAAGATGATACTGCACCTTTAATTGCAATACCTAAATTAAAAGTTTTCAATCTTACTCCTTTACTATTCTTTATTTATATTTTTGTATAGCTCTTGAGCTTCATTATGTATATATTGAAACTCAGATACTCTTAGTTGTTCCATATCTGAAATTGAAAAATTACAAACATGTCCTAAAAAAACCATCTCTTTTAAGATGTTTTCTCTTGTGAAGATTGGAAACTCTCCAAACCCTCAATAAGTACTTGAGAAATATGAATAGGTAAAGAAAGTATTTCATCAGCTGTATAACCTGTTAAGTTACCAACTAATGTTGCATTGTTTTCTAATTCATCTTCAATATGATTTACCAATTTTATATCTCTTAATGTAGGTTCTCTCATTTCGATTTTTTCAACTTTTTTACCACCTATATTTATTCCTCCATCAATCTCAATTACAAAACTTGGTAATAATGCTTTTAATTTAAATTTATCTGTTTTCGCTTCTTGTGCCATAATCTTCTCCTTAACTTAATACTGCATTTCTAACTTCAGCAAGTAAGTCCTTGCCACCAATCATACAAATCACATTTTCATGATCTATATTTGTTACTGCTTTTCCATTTATTTCATGAGTATATTTTTTAAGTCCCTTTTGAGAGATTTTTACACCTAAGTACTCACCCTCTTTAGACTCCTCATACTCAAGGTCAATTCCACCTTTACAAACCCATTCCATACTCTTAGTCTCAGAACCTTCTTTGTAAGCTTGTTTAAATACAAGCTCTGCTTCATCAAGCTTTGAAATCTCATCATAAATAGATTTTGGTAAAGCTTTAAAAGTGATATCAGTATCTAAACTTTCAAAAGCACCTGTAGAGATACTTCTCTCACCTGCTGCTGTTTTTTGAGTAAGTTTTACTTGTTTTAATGCAGGAGTTTTAAAACTCTCTGCAAGACCTATATGAGTATAACCTGCTACAAATACATTTACTGCTGTTATTACTTGTCTATCCATTATGCTGCTTCCTCTATCATTTTATAAACTAATGGTGCATATCTATCAACTCTGTTGAAAGTCACACATATCAACTTAGGACTTGGCATCTCTTGTGCATCAATTACAAAGTAAAACTCACCTGCAGTTATTCTTTCTGGTGTTGTTCTTTCTTTATCTAAATACACATCAAAACCAAGCATTACTTCATCACCTACAAGTCCATCCATAAAACCTCTTAGAGATTTTTTAGCACTTGTTAAAGCACCCATATCTTTATCAACTGCAAAGAAGATACCTTCAAGAACGGCATCAGCTGCTAAGTCAAAGATTCGCACTCTCCTTGCATCTTGCCAAATAGCATCAGCACTACAAGTTGAATACTCCCAAGTTCTTAAACCCATATACGAAATAAAACTCATAATCTGTTTTTCTGTTAATGGGTCAGTTTCATCCTGTGCTCCTGCGATAAACTCACTAGGATTTTTAACACCAGAGAAAGGAATAACCATATTAGAAATTGATTTTGAGTAACCAATCTTTGAACTACCATCTACATAAGACCTTAAATAACAAGCCATAATCCCAGAGTCATAAAACTCTTGAGAGTTTGTATCTACATTCCAGTCAATAACAGATGTTTTAATAACAGTTACCCTATCACTTCCAATAGCATCTCTTTGTGTGATTGCATCACCATTTGTTGAAGCATCAAGGTCTATAAAAGTTCTAGCTTTCATATACTCTGTTGTTGCAATAAGTGCATTTTTAATATCATCATCATTTGATGCATAATCAGCAACTCCAACAATATCAGCTTTATAACCAATCATAGAGCCTTTTTCATCTGCTAAGTTTTTACTTGTAGTAGATGATTTTAAAATATTTATTGCGTTGATGATATTTGATTTTGTTTCAGCAGCTGCTTCCTCTGCTGTTTTTACTCCCTCTTCTTCTACAACTTCATTTGCAATAGAAATAATAGTAGGAACAATTAAAGGAAACTTATCAACACCTAGCTTTATATATTTGATTAGATTTCCATCTGTATGACTATCTTTAAAATAATCTAAAGCATCCTTTGGACTATCAAAACAATAAAGTCCTTCTTTTACATTTGAAGTAAATACAAATGCAAGTGGAAGTGTAGAAGTAACTTCTATTGGTCTTGCACTACTACTAGTTCGCTCTGTTATGACACCTCTTTTTAAACTCATCTTTTCTCCTTTTAAATTTAATATTTTGCTAATACTTAGCTAATATTTCTGCTTTTTTTGTCATTGCATCTTGTGCAGTTTGAACAATACTTTCAATTTGTACCGTGTGCCATTTATTATCAGCACCTTTCCAATTTACAGTTTGTTCTTTATACACATAGTTATATGCATCTTCTAAACTCATAACAGTCCCATTAATACCAAGTGAAATAGCTTTATTAAAAGTTGCATTTGCAATAGATATTACAGTTGCAAAATTTCCCAAAGCTTCTTGGTTAGCATCGTATAAAACTGTATTTATATCAATAG